CCCCCCCGGGGCAAAATACCGGGCATATCCGTACAAAGGCGGTATCGCTATAAAACGGTTTGAGCCGTTGCAGGAGGATGAAGAATGATACGGAAAATTCCAACCGCGCCCATGAGCAAAGAGGAATGGACAGCGCTGCGCTCTACCACCATTGGTGGTTCGGATGCCGCCGCCATTCTGGGGCTGAACCCCTACAAGTCACCGTATGCCCTGTGGGCGGAGAAAACCGGGAAGGTCATCCCGGAGGATATTTCCCAGAAAGAGGCGGTACGCCTCGGCACGGACTTGGAGGAATACGTAGCAAAGCGGTTCACAGAAGCTACCGGGAAAAAGGTGCGCCGGGAGAACTACACCGTATTCCGGGACGATATGCCCTACGCCCACGCCAACTACGACCGGCTGGTCATCGGTGAACGGGCAGGATTAGAAATCAAGACCACGAACGCGCTCCACTTGAGCAAATTCAAGAACGGCGAGTTCCCGGCTACTTACTACGCGCAATGCTGCCATTACCTTCTTGTGTCCGGCCTTGACCGCTGGTATCTGGCGGTTCTGGTTCTGGGTATTGACTTCAAGGTGTTCGTCATCGAGCGGGACGAGGCAGAGCTGGAAGCCCTGAAAGAGGCGGAGAAAAGCTTCTGGGAGAACGTTCAGAGCGAAATGCCCCCGGCCATTGACGGCATGGATTCCACCATTGACGCCCTGAACGCAGAGTTCCCGGCCAGCGATCCGGACACCGAAGTGGATTTGACCGGCTGCGCCGTTGATTTGGCGATCATGGACGAATGCAGCCAGCAGATCAAGGCGCTGGAAGAAAAGAAAGCAACCGCTCAGGCGCGTATCATGGAGACCATGGGAACCGCCGAGCGGGGCGGATACGGGAGTTACAGCGTCACATGGAAGACGCAGAAACGCTCCACGTTCGATAGAAAGAAGTGGGAGAAAGACCATGGAGAAATCCCACAGAACTATTTCAAATCTTCGGAAAGCAGAACTTTCCGGTTCAAAAAGGAGAATATTTAATGGCAAACGTGATTCAGAATGCCGCCGCTTCTACTCAGGCGGTAGCGAAAAAGAAAAACCCCAGCAGCATTCAGGACTACATTGAGGTGATGAAACCCGCCATTCAGGCGGCGCTGCCCAGCGTGATGACCCCGGAGCGGTTCAGCCGCATTACCTTGTCGGCACTGAGCGCCAACCCGAAGCTCAAGGAATGCACCCCTCAGTCTTTCCTTGGCGCTATGATGACCGCCGCACAGTTGGGCTTGGAGCCGAATACCCCTCTTGGGCAGGCTTACCTGATTCCCTTCCGCAATCACGGCCAGATGGAGTGCCAATTCCAGCTTGGCTATAAGGGGCTTATTGATCTGGCCTACCGTTCCGGTGAGGTTTCCATCATTCAGGCGCACACCGTATACGAAAACGACGAGTTTGAGTATGCCCTTGGCCTTGACCCGAAGCTGCGGCACGTCCCCGCCAAGAGCAACCGTGGCAAGCCCATTGCCTACTACGCCATGTTCAAGACCAAGGACGGAGGCTACGGATTTCAGGTTATGAGCATCGAGGAAGTTACCGAGCACGCAAGAAAGTTTTCCAAGAGTTTCGGGAATGGCCCGTGGCAGACCGATTTTGACGAGATGGCAAAGAAAACCGTTCTGAAAAAGGTGCTGAAATACGCCCCGCTGAAATCCGACTTTGTTCGCGGTATGGCTCAGGACGGCACCACAAAGACGGATATTTCCTCCGACATGACAGATATCCCGGACATGACTGAGTACATCGACGTTGACCAGGACACCGGCGAGGTGATTTCTCAGGAGGCGGGCAATGCTTAACCAGATCAGCGTTCAAGGGCGTCTTGCCCGCGACCCGGAGCTGCGGAGAACAAATTCCGGCAAGGCCGTGACCAGCTTCACGCTTGCCTGCGACCGGGACTTCAAGAACCAGCAGACCGGCGAGAAGGAAGTTGACTTTATTGAATGCGTCGCATGGGGCGGCACCGCCGAAATGGTGGAGAAGTACTTCCATAAAGGCCAGATGGCCGTAGCGACCGGCAGATTGCAGTTGCGGGACTGGACGGACAAGAACGGCCAGAAGCGCCGCACGGCGGAGATTCTAGTAAACAGCATCTATTTCTGCGGCAGCAAGGAAAGCGGCACTCAGGCCAGCTCTGGGGCTGACAACGGATACAGCGCACCGGCGTATCAGGCTCCCGCCCCTGCGGCGAACTTCGCGGAGCTGGATGGAGAGGACGAACAATTGCCGTTCTAGGCCGGGAAAAGCAATCTTTCCCTAAAAAGATTGACAGTACAGTTTGCATTTTCCCTTGGCGGTGGGAGGTGAAACCGCCAACTCCAAAGGAAGGAGCGAAAACGTGGCAAAAGAAGTTTTCAGAATCGCCTACCCGAAGACCGGCGCGGAAAAGAAGAAGTGGGCGAAGGAGTACGGCATGAATGCGTACTACGCCGGGAAGCACTGGGCATTGCGGAAGAAAGACGCCGAGTTATGGCACTGGCTGACATTGGCGGCTATGAACGCCCAGGGCATTCGCAGAACACCCTTTAAGCTGCCCGTAGCCGTGACGTTCTACTGGAATGACCGGCTGGATATCGACAACCACGCAATTATGGGAAAGATGATCGTGGATGCCATGAAAGGCCGTGTCATCGAGGACGACAACCGGCGCTGGCTGAAAAGCGTTTCCCACAATTTCCACGACGAGGATTACATACAGGTTGAAATACGGGAGGTAAGGCCGTGACACAGTGTGAGCGTATCCTGCGGCATTTGCAGGACTATGGAAGTATCACCCAGGCCGAGGCTGTTACCGAGTACGGCTGTTACCGGCTGGGTGCAAGGATCTGGGATTTGAAAGCGCAAGGCGTACCCATCAAGAGCGAAACCGTCACCGGGAAGAATCGGTACGGAGAGCGGACGTGCTTTGCGCGGTACTCCATCATTAAAGAGGATTAGATAATGGCGATTGAATATTTCTGCGCTTATCACAGTTATCTGGACAGTATGGAGGAACTGAATGACACGGAGAGGGGGAGGCTTTTCACGGCTTGCCTAATCTACAGCAAGACGGGCGAAGCACCGCAACTCCGTGGTAATGAAAGATTCGTATTTCCAACTTTGAAAGCACAGATAGACCGAGATAAGGCAACATACGACAGCCGGTGTAAGAAAAACTCCGATAACATCCGCAAACGATGGAATACGGACGTATACGATGGCGAACAACCGTGTACGAACGATACCAAGACAAAGGAAAAGGAAAAGGAAAAGACAAAGGAAAAGGCAAAGGATAATTATATACCACCTTCGGTGGTTTGCGGTGAGCTGCCGAGCAGCCCCCCGCCTGCGGCGGTGCTTCCGCTGGTTGACGGAACGGATTTTGAGATTTCCGTGGAGACGGTTGCCGAGTTGTCCGGTCTGTATCCCGCCGTGGATGTAGCCCAGCAGTTGCGGAGTATGCGTGGCTGGCTTTTGGCAAATCCCAAAAACAGAAAAACAAAAGCCGGGATCATGCGCTTTGTCAACTCCTGGCTCTCCAGGGAGCAGAATTCGGCTAGACCTGCGGCAAACCAGAAGCCGGGCGGCTATACCAGCGGCGTTGACCGTCTGGCGGAGATGTACAGGGAGGAATTTGGAAATGGATAAACAGGAAGCGTACCAGATTCTCACGCTTTTACAGGCAAATTATCCCGATTCTTTCCGGGGAATGTCCAAAGAGGCGGCAAACGTGAAAGTCAATCTTTGGGCGGATATGTTCTCCGAGGAGCCATTTGAGGCCGTTGCCGCCGCTGCAAAAGCGTACATAGCCACGGACACCGGCGGATTTATGCCAACCATCGGGAAGCTGAAAGATATGCTCCATCGGATGCAGTCGCCCCAGCAGATGACGCAGATGGAGGCCTGGGGGTTGGTTGCGGGCGCACTGAGAAACAGCGTATACGGAGCGGATGACGAGTTCCGGAAGCTTCCACCGGCGGTACAGCGGACGGT